AATGTTATCCAGTGACGTGCTAATCAGCAAAGTTTGAACAGGTGTCCCGCTATAGACAGATGTTGTGATCGTAGGAGAAATTACACCTGAAAGAGTTGATCCGCCATCAATTATCTCGGTGTACGTTCCAGTGGCCAAACTAGGCAACAGATACTTATTAAACCCAGCATCTATTTGAGCCTGGAAATTAGCGTAGCCTTGATCAGAAAAGTGGGTGGCCCAGGTGTCTTGCGAGTCAATTGGAATATAGATAGCACCCCCAATTGTTGCCATATCGCTAGGGTCTGGCTCTACATAATCGCTTGCAACATAGTCAGTCGCAACATACAAAGCACCTGACAAAGTGCTGTTGAAATTCAAGACGTTAATAAAATCGCCAGGTTCCCCAGCTGTAACCGTTGCACTTGTGGCGTTAGCTGATTCATTGCCTGAAGTATCAATAGCTTTGATCGTCCAGGTATAAGATCCAGAAACAACAATTTGGCCTAGCTTCGCCTGTGTCGTCAAGAACACGCCAACAAGTGTTCCACTCCCGTAAACAGTGCTTTGGTAGATCTTGTAGCCCTGCAAATCAAGGTCGGCAACCTCGCTCCAAGAAAGAGTGACCGAACCGTCAGGATCAAGACTTGCTGTGAATCCTGTTACGTCAGCTGGTGGCGCAGTCTTACCAAGAGCAATAAAGGTCTCTGTTGCTGGTTCGTTTGATTCGATCAACGCTCCATTCAAAGCGTAAACCTCAACGTCAAACTCGCCAGGGGTAACGTTCAAAATTTCGTAACTGGTGCCATTGCTCGTGTCCTCTGTAAAATTATCATCGTCTTTTGCGTATCGCACTAAATAACTGCCAGCATTTTCAACACTTGCCCACGCCAGGATGACTTTAGACCTGACTTCGCTTTGATACTTGTATAAAGCTTCGCTAACTGTTAGACCTGTTGGAGTAGCCGGAGGATCGTTTAGCTCGGTAAAAGTATTCTCTTCTAAAGCTTGCGATGATTCGATGTAATTATATTTCAAAGGATCGTAAAAAATTGCGCTAATCGCGTAGGTGACTCCATCCTCATCTTCAGCAACTGACAACACTTGAAATTTCTGTGTATCAGAAGACGTAACCTCCCAGAGCCAAACGGCATTTTCTGATGGCGCGGCGCTAAAAGGGGTACTGACAGTGATGACCCCGGCAGACTGACCACTTACACCTTTTTTTTCAACTGTTCCACTAGGCAGCAACACTGATAAACTTCCTCCTGATGCTGGTAGGCCAGTGCTGTCATCTACGGTTACTGTTGTGGTCGTTGCGCTTGCAATCCGGCCCGACCTGCGGGTGCTAGATCTAACCGGGTCATTGATTTCAATAACGTCACCAGGGCGCACAAGCGACCCAGCTTCAATACCGGTCAGGAATGAGACTGTTTCAGTTTGATGGTTTTCGGTGTAAAGCAACCATTCGCCAACTCTCCGTGCTTGGCTCCTACTTGTACAGGCAATAGCTTCAATCTCTTTACTAACAATCCCGTATCGAGCAATTGCCTCTGGATCTTCTACTTGCTCATAAGCCCCTTCGCGAGTTTCTTTGTCAAAGTAGGTAACAAGAACAACTGAAGGGGTAGTTTTTTGGCTTTGCGCCATGTATGTAAAACCCTCAGGCGAAACATTTGCTAAAGAAAAAAGATAAACGGGATCAGAAGGAGAGTCTTGGGATATTTGCATCGTACCTTCTGCCCAAAAAGGCATAACCCGAAACACAGAGCAAAGGTCTGCGATTGCTTTATATGCACCTTGTTGAGTGTTGAAATTAAAGTTGCATGAAAAGCGTGGCTCTGTCCCACCATTGAAATCATCAACAAGGGCAGAAGAGTATTGAGAGGCAGTAAAAAACGAAAACTTGTCCAGTTGAGACGTTGAGAGCTGCGTTCCAAGACCTGCTCTGTAATCTGTCAACAAATCATATAAGCACCAAGCCGGGTCAGAAGTCCAAGCCTTATCTGTCGCAAAAGTTCCGTCCCAGGTGCCGTCATAGATCAACCTCCCATTGTTGTTGTCAACAGTTGCATTGCTCGGGATGAGGACTTTTCTCCCCCTTATCCTGTAATTCCTTTGCGGAATAGACGAAAATTCTTGAGCTGACAATCGAACAGCTGCATAGGCCGTATGCAGGTATTTCAGCCGAGCGTCAATAATGCTGGTAAGGCTTGCCCAGTTTGTTTTATTTAATTTCTTTGAGCTTGCAGAGTCTTTAGTCACCCTTGAAACACGAATTGCCACCGGAAAAGTTTTGTTTCTTAGATCAACTTCGTAATCTCTCTGATAAGGATCAGGTGTTCGCCCTTTGATAACGTCTTCAATTGCCAGCGCAAAGTTACCCCCATTCTCGGAAGTTTCAATCCTAATCTTTACAGAAGTTCCAGTAATATCTCCGTTGTCTTGAAAAACTTGCAACCCTTGAACTTGCAGCCTAATTCGAGCCGCGTCAATGTTTGGGTTAGTCAAAGTCCGTGTAACTGGACTCGCTTTTTCTATCTTTGCATTAACGCTTTGTTCTGACAAGACTTGGTTGTACCCAATAACCGGCTCTTGATCTTCAGTGCCTAGTCTTGAAACAAATTCAACATCCTTGAAGGCGTATTCTGACCTTTTGACAACGCCAACCTCTCCAGAAGTCAAACTGTCGTTTGTTGAGTTGGCCTTAAAGGTTGTTCCCGTTACTGAATTTATTTTTACGCTAGCCGTTACAGCGTCACCCGTTCCAACGGTAAGAACTACTTTTTCCTTGTTCTTGAATCCATGCGCTGTTGTAGTCGTTACAGTTATTTCATCGGCTGGCTCTGTGTAATTTAAGTTTCCAGAAAGGGTTGCATCTCCTGTCTCGTTGATAAATGTAAAAGTCGTTGATGTTGGCGCTTCTTCGACTACATATTCACCGCTCTCAAGATCTCCGGTTGATACTGTTACAACAATTGTGTCCTCTTCGGAAAGGCCATGAGCTTCAGCAGTGGTGACAGTTATAAGATCCTCGTCCGCTAAATAGGTGTTACCGGCGATAATCCCTTTAGAGCTGGCTTGCACATATGTTCCCGCAAAAATTGTTGCTGACTCCCGCAAAACAGGAGTGTTGTTTACGAAAAAATCTTTTAACTGCTCAACAGCTGCAACCCCAGCATTTGCTGATTGATTTTTTGCAGGAGTTGCCAAGCCTGCAATCTCTCCTTCGCCCCAAACGTCAATAAGATTGACATAAGAGTGATTATTTAGATTGTCTTTTGCCTCAATTGCCATAGCTATTTCTTTTTGCGAACAGCGGAGATGCCAGCCGAAGCCACGACAGAGCCAACAATGGTCTCTCCATACACTACCGGTATAGCGATGCCCTGACGAGAGACGTTCTCAATATTGCTGAACGCATAAGACTTTCGAGGATCTTTCCTTGTGTTGTTACCTGATCCTCCTCCTCCCCCTCCTCCCGCGCTACCTGCCCCTGTCCCAAGACCAGCCCCACCGCTTGAATCAAAGAGCGCGCTGTCTGTAGGAGTAGCAGGACTGATCATGCCTGCAACGCCCCCAAGCAGAAGCCCAGCCCCTAAAGGCACTAACACAGGCGCGAGCACAGGGACAATCGCTGAGACAACTAAAAGCACCGCTCCGACAACGGCTTTAAACACGTTAGTTACGGCTTCCCCCGCACCACCGGCACCAACTACTACGGGGATGATTTTAATGTCAGAAATGCCTGAGGCAAGATGCAATTCTTGACCCTTTGGATCTATCAAGCAATTGTCAACTTTGACTTGATAAAACCTCTCAGACATGTGCCCACGAACTTTGGGCCAATTTGCAACTAAAAACCTAACCGCCTCTGCTGCGCTTTCAACGTCTGCATACAAGACTCTTTTGCCAACAAACTTGGCAAGACTGCCATAAAGCTTAACCTTGCGAAGCATGACGCAGTCTCCTCTTTGTACATTTTAGAAGCACATCGTTGTAAGTGTCACGGCTACTAAGCCTTCCGTAAAGGTGATGCAAGATTTTTTGAGGCTCGACTAAAACAGCGACATGATTTAAAGAGCCGCGAAAGTCAAGCAACAAAGCGTCACCTCGTTTCAAGCCTTCGTCATCTCCCAACTCTCGAAACCCGGCTTCTTTCCATAGCTTGTCAAACATTGGTGCTTTTGTAAATTCCTCTTGCGTCCGAGGGCGTTCCCAGTCAGGCAAATCTATGCCCTGCTCCGCATACCAGTCGCGTACCAGGGTCCAACAGTCCGCAACGCCCCAAATCCATGGGCGGCCTATCAATTGCGTCTTGTAACCACAAGGCTCAATGGTGTTCCATTCTCCAGTTTTTGGGCTGACGATTTCCCAAGGCAACCCACTTGCCTCGCAACCCACAAGATCAGCACGGCTTGCGTCTGGTGCGGAATGTGGATGGCTATGAACGACGGCCACCACTTCCCCTGTGTCTTCAGCTCTAGCCCAGTCGATTGGGTCAATTAGAAACAAATCAGTTTTGCCTAGGGAAAGATTTTTGCAAGGCCAATAATGCTTTTCACCTTTTAAAACAATTAACAAACCACAGCTTTCGCGCGGTGCTTCTTCAATTGCATGGGCTAACGCCTCTTCACGCCATGTCATTTGAATTGCCCCACTCCAGGGAACGAACCAAACGGCAAGCCATCTTGCGGCCTGACGACGTAAATATCAGAAGCTGTAAAAGTATAAGACGTGAATCCCTTGGTAACTTTTTCGTAAACCCCGAAAGAGACAGTTGCTTGATCAACAATCTCTTGTTTCTTTTTGAGCCTAATTTTAGTGTTTGTCACTTTGTTTTTGACTTTGGTTTTTGCGTAAATATCAGGGCCAATCACGAAATCATTGACTTGCACATTGCTTGTGTCTGACAACGTAAGGTCACAAGCAGAACCCGCAGCGTTTTCAGAATAAACACCATCAACAGCGTCTAATATGTACCCGTTTTCTACATACAAAGCAGTGTTGATGTCGTCAATATAGATAACTGTGGATGTGTCCGAAACGTACCCCGAGGCTACATAGTCCGCGCCAAAAAACTCAACATATCCAACAGGCTGAACAACGGTTAAAACGTCTTCATTGTTGTCTATCCCTAAAAACACTTGCTTTGCGCCGCCTTTGACCTTTTTAACGATTGTCCCCTCTGGCACCATTGCTCCAGAAACGGTCATACCTGCTTTAATTCCTGCGGTGGCAGGATTGTTTGTCATATTAATTACAAGCCCCGAATTAGCGATCTTGCCAGACTCAACGACTGTTGCCGTGCCATCGCAAACAGCAGACAGAGTCAAGGTTGTTGCTGTCTTGCTTAAGACTGTTGTGTCGTCGGGAATGCCAAAGCCTTGAACCCTAGGGGCTGTTGCTGCGTCAACCAAGCCCAACAGGTCCGCTTGCCCCGAATCAATACTTAGTATTGCTGAATCTTTTGTTGCTGTTCCTTTTAACTCAATAAAACCAAACCGTTTCTTGCAGCTACTTAACCTCTTGCCGCACTGATCAAGACTTACATCCGTTGTGATCGTGTCATCAGCCTTAAAATAGATGCCGCCTTTGTAAGGACAATCAACTTGGTCATAGTTAAACGCATCTAGGAAATATGCATACTGGTCCTCAACGTAATCAGCAGCCGCATACACCTCGCCTGTCGTTCGATACTTCCATTGACAAACGTTTTGGATCGTCTGTCTTTTAGGAGCGGCAACCCCTTGCAAGTCAATTGAAGAAGTCAGTTCAAATTCAATCGTTTCCCGATTCTCTCCCTTCTTCCTGTCAACGTAGTAAATCTCGTCAGGAAGTTTCTGAGTGGGGTCTGGAGTGCCGTAAGGGTTTACACCTCCGTCAAAATTTACGGCATCAAGAAACCGCGCCATTGTCCTAATGCGCGTAACCTTAGCCCCATTCAAACCGTAAGGAAGACCTTGAATCACCAGGGTTAAAGTGCCCAGTAAGTTGCTAACAGCAATGGTTGGCCTAGGTATTAATCCCTTTCCTGAATACTCAAACCCTTCAGCCTTCAGCGGCATTTTTATGTATGAATTTCCAGCCCAGACGACATCGCCATTGTTAGTCTCATTCGTTCCAGGATGAAACCGATATGTGGTGTCTGTCCCATGCTGTTGCTTCGTTAGCTGAATTTCAAACAGCTCAATAATTGCACTGGGATTTGGCTTCTGAAGTTCCGCTACCGGGGTGGCTGTCATGGCTTTTTACCTCCCTAGGGTTGCGCTTATGACGTTGTTGCTTTTACAACGGCAAAGCTGATAACGATCGCTTCAGACAAGGAGCCGCTAGTGATGTTTGTTACGTTGATAGCAGCTGACCCTGCCGCCGCTTGGGCGTTCAACAAATAGGCTCCAGCTGTGCCGGTGGCTGAATGATTAAGCACCAAAACATCAGTTGCAGCGATTGTGGTGTTAGTCAACGTAAACGACACAACTGCACCAGCGGCCAAAGCTGCCCCATTCATTGTGATGGCGCCGCATTTCTTAGACAGCGTTACGCCTGTTGATTTGCTTGAAGCTTGCGTAACCGTGCCACCTTGACCAGTTGTCAAATATCCGACGCTATCCCGCAAGTCGGTGAAGTTGGTGTCTAGCTCTGTGTGAGTAAGGGCTGAACCTTTACCTGATCGGGTGGTGATGGTCATTTCGTGGCCTGCAATAAAAGAACTTTAGCCGCTAACAGGATTCGGCCAACAGGTTAAGGCTCAAAAACCTGCCTAAAAGACGTTTGAATCGTTGCTCGGTTTAAATAAGGGATGGTTTTGCTCCAAGCCTCACACACAAACTTAGAGCTTCCGCTCTCTCCTGGCGGAGTAAAGTCAAAATTAGCGTTGTCTACGGCCCGCGCATCCAAAAAAGCTTCGATAGTGTCCGCGTCAGCTTCCGACACTTCAAAGGTCAAATTGTAAACTTTTGGGTTTTGGTTGAGCCCAAATGACAGCCGCTGCTCGTAGCCATCACCAAACTGAACTTTGCGAACGACAGGTTCGCTTGTCTTCTGTATTCCGTAAGTCGGCGTGATCGAGGGGAAAGTTGCCATAACGTTTTAAGCGAGAATACCGCCAGGGCGCTTTTGCTTGATCAGTTCCGATCTAACAGCAGCACCCAGGGCTTTGCCAAGTTCTTTGGATTTCTGGTCGTCTCCTTCAGCTTTTGATCCGCTGGCGTCAACGTTTACGGTCACATTAGCGCCGCCCATTGCGTGATTTGGAATAATCGTTCCAGAAGCCCCTGGAACGAAAAGTTCTGGTCCGCGCTCTCCGACGATTGAAGGTCTACCGACTGGTGGCCTGCCTCCGTCAGCAAATGTAGGAAACGGCATACTTCCGCCAGGAGCGAACGGATTGCCGCCGGTTATCGATTCAGAGAAGTCAGAGAAGCTTGTCCCGCCTCCCCCTCCCATACCAGCAAACATCTTGGCAATTGCAATTGCGATGTACTGAGCAATCATCTGCTGTGCTGTCTTCAACAACATGTCCGCAATGCTGTTCAAGAAATCAGCAAAGACTTGCTCAGCACTCTTCGTTCCATCAATCATCTCCTGAACGCCAAACGTGACGAGACCAGCAGCTGCTGTTGCTGCTTCGCCTATCATTGGATACTTTTCAAGAATCCTGTCAAGTTGAACCTCGTATTCAATTAAAGGCGCAAGATCAATTCCTTCCTCGAAAGAAGCTGGACCGGTATCAAGGACAGACTTGCCTCCGACAAACTTCATGTTTCTCTCGAACGGAGCAGACACGTCAAATCCAGCGCCTGCTGACAACTCAGCAAGATCTTTAGCAAGTCGAAGTTGCTCTTCAGCTCGATCCAAACCAGCAAGCTCTAAGGCAGCCTGCAAATTCAAAGTTTCAATTATTTCTTTCCTAAGACTTAAGTCTTCAACAACAAGTTTAACTTGGCTTATTTTGGCACCTAAAACTAATGCAAGCTCTTGCTTTTGTGTTTCTATTATCTCAAGATCGCTTTGATCAAGTTGATTAATTTTGGATTGTATTTGAAGCTGCTTAAGATCTTCATTGAAAATTGACTGTTGAAGCTGCTTTGCTTTTCGATCTCTCGCCTCTTGCTCTCTAGCCGCTTTTGTTTTGGCAGCTTCGGCCTTTCTTTGAGCGGCTTCTTTGTCTCGAAGATCCTTATCAGTTTTAGCCTGTTTTGCGGCTTCTATGGCGTTTTGAAGCTCCAAGAACAGAGTCGAGCCCATAACTATGGCTGCTTGTTTTTTGAGCTGATCAGTTCCTGCTGCAAGCAACGCTACACGCACTGTTTCTGCGTTTTTAGCCTGCTTAGCGGCTACAACGCTTTCGTCTAGCAAGTCGTTGTTGCCCCTAATTATTGCATTTTTAGCCTGTGCCGCTGCAAGCGCAGCCAAGCCCTCATCTTTTATTTTTTCATCTATAATGCTTTGAGCGTTTTTAGCAATAGTTATTTCCCTTTCAAGCTCTAAACTCCTAACTATGTCTGCTATTTGACTTTTTGCCTCTCGACTAAGACCTGAACCGTTCGCTCCCCTCTGTCCAAGTCCATAACTCTCTGGATTGTCTAAGATCCCTTGAATCTCCGCATTGTCAGCAAATCTAGGATCGTTGACACCTTTAGAAGAAAGCCTTTCTGTCTCAAATTGTTTCGCAAGAAAATCATTAACGCGAGTAAGAATGGGCGCTAGAGCTGCGCCTAGTGCCGTAAAAGACTTTGCCAGCTCATTGTTAAGATTGGTAGTTGAATCGCCGTATTCTCTTAAAGCTTTTACTCCGTCATCCCCAACAACAATAGCTAACCTCTCAGTTGCCACTTTTAGCGCGGTTCCCTTGTCAGTTGCTTCTTCAAGTTGCTGTACTAGCGTTTCAAAAGCAGTACCGCTTTCACCTGCTGCTTCCGTGACTTTACTTAGATCGCCATTTAAGGGATCTAACGCATTGCCTAGCTTGGCTACTTGTTGAGCAAACGTATCAAATATCTGACCAATAGCACTGCCAAGAACTTGGCCGCCCATTCCGCCAACAGAACCTAGCGCGCCACCGGCAACTGAGCCCACACCACCGCCAAACAACAGCGGAAAGCCAACACCAAGCGCAAGGTTTGATAAACCTTGGCCTCCTCCTCTTTTTGCCGCTTTAGCAGCAGGACTGCCTGGGATGTTGACTGCGCCACCAATCGGGCTGGTCTGGCCTCGCAGGTTGCGGGCTTGTGCAAAGCGTTTATCAAAATCTTTAACTGATTCTTGGTCTATTTTTGCTCTTAAGTTACCTATTTCTTTTATTTTGCTTTGTTCTGCGTTAAGTCGTTTTAGCAGCCTGTCAAACTCAGCATCATCCGCTTCCCTGCGCTGTCGTTCTAGACTGTTTTCAAATCGTTTTTCAATATTAAATAGTTCGGTTTCAAATGTTCTTCGTGCTTCAAAATCTTTTTGGTTAGCCGCACTTCTTAGTGCTGTTTCCCTTGCAAGCTGTTCTGCGCGTCCAGTGCGCTCTTGAGGAGAAATAGGCCCAATAGGACTTAGGTACTGCGTAGTACGTGTTGATCTAGCCGGTAAAGGAGAAGATAAGGCTGTACTAGAAGCTGGACCTGGCCCTATAGGGCCTGAAAACTGCGTTCCACCGCGCAACGTGCCCGACTTGCCTTGATTTCGCACTTGCGCGAGTAAAGCGGCTTGCTCCCTAAGTGCTGCGTTTTCTGAATCTACAGCCCGTACAAACTCTCTTGCCGCCCTAGTGGCCTCCCTGCTGCCTAAAGCCGTTTTATTAAGATTAACTGCTGCTTCTTTTGTTGCATTACTAAAATTTTTAACAGAGTTTACTACTGTTCCGCCAATGTTATTTCCAAACTTTTCAAGAATTTCATTTAATCTATCAACTCTTGTTCCAGTTTCATTTATTTTATTAGAAAGCTGCGTAATTGCTTGAGTATTCTTGACTGCAACCGCAATATCTACGTTGTAATTGGCCACGGCTGAGCACGTAGAGTCTTGCGCTCCAGTCTACCGTGACCCCATCGTTCGTGCCCCACGACCCGACTTAGCGTTTTGAATTGACTTCTCCTCTTGCTCTGCTTTGATCTCGAAGAAAGCAGCCCAACCCACAAGCTCCTCTTGAGTGAGGCGCTCAGTGAGCTGAACCACCGTCATACCCAGCTCTTTCGCTAAAAAGAAGATAAAAAGCCAGTCGTTACTTGCTTTTCAAGTCCGCTTTAGCTTCCTCCACTTTGTTTTCCGCTCCAGAAGCCAACATCGCTAGCTGGATGTCTTGAAGGATGGAAGCTTCAACGTCACGACGAAGAGCGGCACGCTCACCATCCTGGAACATACGCTTGCCGTCAGCGTCTAGGGCCTTTTCAATCATCATGCTTAAAGCAAAATCACCAGAGTCGTCTTTGTCAGACTTCTTCTGGATTGATTCCCGTTCAGCAATCGTCAATGGGTGCCAATACACCTCAAGCACCACATCATCACCGTCCTTGACTTCGTGCTTATAAAGCTGGCTGACGCCAAACTTATTCCGAAGCAACTCAGTGGCACGCATGAACTAATACCGTTTGTGCTAGTACACTACACCACTGCTGTGAATTGACAAGAGATGATCCCAATAAAGTGAGAACGGTCCTCTGCTTCAACAACAGATGGCCCCACAATGTCTAAAACTCTAGGGACAACGCTATAAGTGTCCGTATAACCAGAAGCGTTTACAGATGTCAAACCGTCAATGACAGACTCACCAATTGCGGATAACACCGACGTTCCAGCAGCCTTTGGAACGTAGATATTGCATTGGATCACACCGGAGTAGTAGTCCTGAGCAGCACCTTGGTTCTGGAGCGTTGAACGGTTGAAGTTCACGCTCATCAAAATGTATTTTTTGGTTTTGCCAGGAGTGGTATAAGCAACGTTGTCATAAACCATTAGCACCGTAGCGTCAGCAGCAATGACTGCATCGGTTACCGCTTTCTCGAAAGCAGCTCTAGCGTTAACGAGTGTCATAACTTAAAGAAGGTTTTCGCCAACCCTTGTATAGCCAACAGGAGAAACGCCTTGCTGACCAGTAAGAGCAAAGATTCTTCCAGCTTTCTTTTCGCGAAAAGTTTCCTTGACTAAACGTCCCATCTCGCCTTGAACATACCCGATTATGTCGCTGTCCTTTGAAGCAAGCGCAGAATTTGCATACAAAACCGTATTGCCTATGTAGACAGTAGGTTGCTTCTTATAGTTAAAGGTTGGCACTTTATAGCGAGGCTTTACGTCAGCTCTCCTCGATCCACGCTTATATCCCGACCACGGTGCAAAATCTTGCTTGTCATCCTTAGCCTGAGGTCTTTGCGTTGAAGCCTTCCAACTTGATGCAAAGAACCCCGTGTCTTTAGGACTAACGCCAGGCAAGTCGCCAGCAATCATTTGAATAAAAATATTAAAATCATCGTTTATTAAACGCTCTGTGTCTGAAATGATGTTGCCGATACCACGCTTCTTAGCCATCAGAACCGCACCAACAAAATATAGAGGTACTCTTGACCACCTTTATACGTGCGAATGTCCGTAATCTGTGTTTGACGGGTTGATCCTGCATAGGTCAACGTCACCGTGTCCTCAAACGTTGGCTGATTGTTGCCAATTAAGTCAGGAGTGACATAAAGCCGTGCTTGACGCTCTTCTCTGCCCTCCTGTTCTCGCGAGTTTACAAACTCAATTGGTACTTTTAAGTTTGAGTAAGTGGTGTCTGTTGTTGTTAGCGCCCCAGTGGAAACGTCGTAGCTTGGTACGGTTTTGCGTACATAAGTAATCGTGGCATCTAATGATGTCCCAAGATCTTTTACGACTGCTTTGGCGACGTTTTTGAATAAACTGTCAAGTGCTCCAGCCATCTCAACCTCTCACCACACGTACTTGATAGCTACCGCTACCTCCAAGACTATAAGCACCAAGATAAGACTGCAACCAAGGGTAAACGTCGAATACGTTATTGACAGTTCCAGTAGCTTGGCTAGAAGTGTTGTACTTGACTTCGAGTTCTCCAAGCTTGACTTCTTCGTATAACCCCGTATCGCCGGTAGTCCCTGTAATTGAGTCCGTGTCATTGGCTAAAGCACGCGCTAGCTCATAAGCAGCGTACTTAATGTCGGCTGGAATGGCACTACAGGTCAGCTCAACACGATCAACGTGATAATTGTTACGAGGCCAGCTCAATGCTTGGTTCGTATCACAACGATCACCATAAAAATTCAGACTGTCGATCCAGCGTGTTGCTGAAATCAAAGCTCGGTTCTTTTCGTCGTCTGACTTGTTATCCCACTGCGTGCTGCTTGGAACGGTTTCAAAATAAGCGTCGGCTTCAGCTAGCGTCACGTAGCTATTGGCTGACGCGCTGCTGAGAGTAGCGTTGATGGTTGCAGCCACGGCTTACTTACCTACCTTTTTCATAGCCATTTTATGCGCTTCTGAGAAAGTCTTCCCGACTTTCATCAAACGCCGCATTTCGACCATGTGTTTTTTCGTGTGGTGCTCTGCATGACGCTGCATTGCAGCTTTTTGCCGGTCAGTCAGTTTCTTAGAAGTGCTGTACGCCATGCCAAAAAAGAAGGTGGCCCCACCTAATGGTAGGGCCTTTTGTTCCGTCAGAATCAGGACTTGAGTCCGTTATCCAAAGGACTGTTGACGAAGATCTCAACCGCAGGGATGAGGTCAATGTCGTAGGTGGCAGACCAGTTGCTGCCGGTACGCAGGTTTGCGTTAGTCGGGTTGTCCGAAGCAGAACCCCACTTGGTGCCCATCACGTGATAAGCAGTGTGGTAATCCACGGAAAGCACGTCTTGCTTCGAGAGGACGTTGCGATCCGACTCAATGCGGAGGTCTTGCTGAACACCCTCAAGGATGGTGCCAGACTTCAGCATGTAGCAACGGAACTCTTGGCGGTTACCAACTGTTGTTGGGTCATTGATGTTGACCTGTGAGTCAACAATGACGCGACAACCAGCAAACTCACCAACTTCACGAGCACCAATGCCAACACCGCCACCACCCCAAGTCACCGCGCCAGAAGCCGCAAGTGCAGAAGTAGAGAAGGTCAGCATTCCTACCTGATACAGGTAGTAAGCAACGGAAGGGTGGACAACCAAGATGTCCAGCTCTTCACCGCGTTCACCCAGCTTGGAGCGGGCTTCTGCAACAGTTGCAGCAGTCAGATAGTTGGCTTCACCAGTAGCGCCGGAACCAGCAAGCTGCTTCTCAAGGCGGTGAGCGTTAAGAGCAGTGTGGAACAAACCAGTCAACTGCTCAAACAGACGTGCGCTGTTCAGCTTGTTGATGGCATCTGCCAACTGGTTGCGGATGTGAAGCATTGGATCTTCGCCAGCGGCCAAAATCGCAATGTCATCCACGGCGTAGGCAAAACCACGGTGAACGATAGAAGCAATTTGGGTGCCAGTACCGATCTTCTGTGGAGTCAGGTAGCCAGCAGAGCTGGTGCCCCACGTAGCTGTACCGTCCATGACTTCCTCTGTAGGAGACACGGGGTTGAACTCAGGAACTTGAATGCGAGTACCGCCTTCTCGTGCATCAAGAAGAGAGTTGCGAACAACAGCGCCAGACTTGAGGAACAAGCTGCGCTCTTTGATGGCCTCAGACACATAGGTGCTGAGGTTATTCCTCTTGACGATGTCCGCGAGTAGGACACCGCCGGAATAATTCTGAAATGGAGCAGCCATTTCTTATTTAGGGATAAAGTTTGCGGGGATCAAGTCACGGACTTGGATTGGTGTCCCACGGGGACTATTTACCTGCCTCTCGCTCCAGCACGGCTGCAAGCTCGGGGTCAGAGTTCTTTAATTGTAGCTGCTTAGTAAGATTAAAAGTTGTAGGGTCGAACGGATTGGCCATCCCCGCAGCATTAGCAGTGCTCAAATTAGGCTTTGCTCCCATGCCAGAAGCACTGCTTGGTTTGAACTGATGCTCCCAACCAGAACCAGGATTTTTCAGCTTTGCAAGATAAACATTGATGTCTTGCTCGATGCCACCATCCAGCACAACAACCTTGCCAGATTCTGACTTTTTTAGACTGCCTTGCATTAACTGAAGAAGTTGCTCAGCATTTACCGCCCCAGCCTGGCTGATGGCAGACAACGCAGAAGTCTGCATCGCAGCAGTCTCATTAGATGCCCGAAGATCAACTAGCTGACGCTCCAGCTCGGCAATCCGTTGGTCTTTTTCTTGACCCGTTTGGTTTGCTTCCTCCCAGAGGTCTTTCCATTGACCTTGCTCTTCAAGAGTTTTTTGACGAGTTTCCTTCTGTTTTTTGTAAACGTCGTCAAGCTTGCTCTTTGCGCCTTGGAATTTTTCCTCAGCTTCCGCAGCACGAGCCTTTAATGCTTCAAGTTGCTGCTCATACTGAGACTGCACAGCAGAAGTATCAACAGCTAAAGTGTCCTCAACAGCAACCACGGGTTGCTCAGGAGACACCACTGGCGTTTCCTGGATGACCTGTTCTTCCATTATCAAGAATTAGTAGACTCTTCTACTTTACTAGACTTTGCTTTTTTAGTTGTTTTTGGCTTTGCAACAGCCTTTGGTGCAACGGGCGGTGCTGCTGTTCTTTCGGAGGCAGGATCCCAAGAATCAACCATTTCCCACTTGTAAGAGCCATCTGACTGCAAAACCTTGTCAATTGACTTGGCCATGGGTCTAAATAATTATTGCCCCCTTACTGTAGCTCTGATGGCTCTTCTTGCGATTCTGCTGCTTTAGGTAAAATTTCGCCCTGAACTAGCATTTCACGGAACTCACCACGGTCAATAACCTCGTTTTCAAGGAGTTGGCCCATTGCCGTAATGTCTTGGCCAATTAAGCGTTGAAGATCAAAGTCACGGCTGATCTTGACCTCAGGTGGCTCAATGCCGAGATAATTTGCAGCCAAGTTATAAGACTTCTGAAGACCAGACTCCAAATCCATTGAAACCATTGCCAGCATCGAGTTGGTGTCGATGCGATCCAAACGACGGGCATCAGCAGACTCGGCTACATGCTTCTGCTGGCTAAGAGTGCTAATCCCTAAGCTGCTCATTTGTTGCTGTAGCTCTTGCACTTCAGCTGATTGAGCCTCAAATGCGCTAGATGCTGGCTCAACGTAATAAACTTTGTTGCCAGGTTGTGTTGCCATTGCGTAATTAACGCTAATAGCCATGTCTTTGGTCTGATCATCCCAGCCTTCCATAACTAACATTGGCTGACTTGCAATGTGTAAACTATGGATTAAGTCAGCTTGACGCTGAAAATGGGCTAAGTTTAAGTATGCAATGTCTAGCAGTGGAGGACGACTAGACATAGTCTCAACTTTGTTTGCATAAATTGTTATCAAAGGAATGCCTTCTAGGTCAAAATCACCTTGCTCAACAATCTCGTACTCTCCTCCAGCAGTGGCGGTTTGGTCGTATGAGCTAGGGTACGCAGAGCTACCTTGTAACTGGTTTTCTTGTTGATCTCGTCGATAAATACGGTAGCGACCTGGTTCGATGACACGAACTTGATCATATACTTTTTCACCAAAATCACCATCAGGCACAACTGCTTTTTCTGCAATTCGTACTTGAGTCAGGCTGCCATAATTTGAGTCGCGATCTAATCGCCATCCGTAAATATTTTTTGGCTCGATTTCAATCCAATATGGCCTACGATTTAATGCCCGTTCTTCAGCAAGAGTTCTTGCGTCTGTAGGTGCTGGAAAGTCAACTAAAGTATGGCAATGCCCATACGTCAAAGCGCAAATGGCTTGACGGCGTGCGTACTCATCAACATCCGATCCACAACCATCAACATTCTTGTTGAAGACTTCAGTCCAATAAGGATCGCCTTGAACGCTAATTGGCTTGCGAAGAATCAAACCAGCAGCCGCTCGGATCAGACGCTGTGTATACGGTGAAAATACGGCTCTATTGACACGCGCCAAATAAGCGGAATAATCTTCGCGAGGTTCTAGTGGAAGGAAGGTTTCGCTGTTCTCGCGTAGATATTCGGTGCCGTTTGTCACGGCTGTCATAATCTCCCAGCCTTTCATTTGATCGATCACCGCTTTGGTGCGAACAAATGGACTATCTACACTTCCTAAATAAGAAGAGCTGACGAGGTGGGTGCGTACCGAGCCAGGGACGGAGTAAGTCATGTCACCATTTCACGCGATTGGCCCAGTAAGCAGGGGAAAGCTTGCCACGCTTTATGTTGGCTGCGTGGCGAGCCTTAAACGATTCACGACGACGCTTTGCTGCTACAGATTCCCCTTCACGTTTTGGTGAGCCACTGACTCCCTGTTGTCCGAATCGGATCAGTCGAACCGTTTCCCCTTCCTTTACCAAAACGGCATGGGATTTTGTTGGGTGGCTCGGAGTGCGTTTAGGTTTGTTGTAACCAGCGAAGCGTTCGCCGCGATATTCAACCATCAGATCAACCTTTATTCAAGGTTGCTGGTGATTGTTCCGCTAGTGATGAAGTTGCAAGTTGCAACCACAAGATCACCGGCAGTAGATCCAATATCCATACTGGTAATAATTCCAGCAAAACTCACTGAATCAGTACCAGTAACCGTGCCTTTGGTGAATAGCTCAAAGGTTGCGTCTGCTGGATCAGCAGCAGTCACAATGTCTTCGATAAATCCAGCTTGACCGGTTGCGTCAGGGTCATAAACAAGCTCAACCGTGCCAGAGCCAGAGATCATGCTTCCGACGTTGGAGCGGAAGGTGTCGCCTTGCTTGGTGGTATCAAGTGTTTCTTTTGAGATGCTCAGTGTCCAGCTACGAGTACCAACGATTGTTGCGTTGGAACTTCCAGCTGCGTCAAACTGAACAGCGCCCTCTTCTCCTCGAATAACAGCCATTGGTAAACATAGGAAGGTTCTATGTCTACGAGTCTAACTCCTTAACCGTAGTAGGCCACGGCAATTGCAGCGGTGATTACTTCTTGCTTCGCTGACGAGACTTTTTATAGAGGTCTGCATCAGCCTTACGAGCGCCACCCTTGCCTGAGATATAGCTATTCACCCGTCCCATCGCCCAAGCAGCCATCGGGACATTACGAGAGCCACTGGATAGGTATGCACCTTGTCCACGTCGATAAACACTGGCTAGCTCTCCATAAGTGAAGCGGCTGCCCTCAGCTTTTGCTTTTAGAGCGGCTTTTGTTTTTTCGTTTAGAGGTTTTGCTGGCATCTTGGGCACTCCTGGAACGACTGATGGCCTTTACGTCAATGTCTTCGCCTCGCTTGTACTTGGCGGCAGTCCTTTTAACTTCAGCCGCTTTCGCGGCTCGATTTTTTGAGCCCGATAGGTACTTTTGTGCTACACCAGTGGCAGCATCTTTGCGGGTTTTGCGGAATTTACGTGTCATAACCGATCACATCTTTTTCCCACCCTTCTTGGTGCCTTTTTTAGTGCCTTTCTTAGTTCCGTAATGGCCAGGCATCGCTAATTTGCAACTTAAACTTATTCTAGCGACTACTCAGGCAAGGCTTGGATCACACTCAAGCATGATCCTTTTCTTCTTATGCTTCTCCGTGTCTCGCGGGTAGTACTTAACTACTATCGTGTTGGATAAAATGTCCTCCGGCGGCTGGATCGTCCTAAACTTCTTGCCGCATTCCTCGCAAACACGAAATCGCACCACATCATCATCTTGTGATGTATACGTAGACACGACTCTTGTTTCCCCCGACCCACAAGCAGGGCAAGGCATTCTTCTCAGTGGCTTCATCACCTCAATACAGCCTGTGAGAAGTGGTGCCCATGGTCTCCGGTTTGGCTAAATTAAACTGTTGTAAAACTAAATATCCGAACGCATCGAAAGCGTGGTCCACTCCTAAATTCTTATTTGGTAGACCCGTCCCAGGGGAATACGTCAATGTCCTCAATGATTTGATCAAGTTCTTACATCGTGGGTGGATCACTGTACGACGCTCCCCCGTTGCATCCATCAACGCTGTATTAACTGAAGTAATCTTGTCCCGAATCTTCCATGGTGCCTTTGGCGATTGCACCGTAAATCCACTTCGACGCAAAATTGCATGGTCCGTAACCCCAACACCCTGTGTCTTCCTAGCCCCGCCCGTAGGGTCTGGACACGCAATAATCCTGCGCTCCACACCATATCGACGGGTAACCTCCTCCGCAAAATCCCACGTCGTTGCTCCACCCGTCAACATGATCTCGTCAAATACATAAAGCGTGTGGCCATCCTTTACCGCCACAATTCCGCTCATTGGATCGACGTTAAAATCAACCCCCAATAACAACGGTTGAATCGCAATATCCCTAGCCTCCTCCGAAATATTCGCGTCCGAAAAGCTAATCGCCACTAATCCCGTTAAATTCTCGAAGCTCGCTTCAAATTCTTGCCGGAACGTTCGAGAATCAAGCTGTGCTCGGGCTGCCTCCACTTCCTTCGCACTAACATTGCCCCCTTCAATCGTCGTATAACTCCATCGCTCCCATAATTCCGTTGGATCCTCCGCGACATAACACCACAAGTCGTAAAACCAGCTCGCCGTTCCATCAGGCGTTGAAATAAATAACGCCCAACCCTCCTTATCCGCTAAAGCTGGTCGTATAACCTCAAACCACACCTCTGCATCCATAAATGCAGCTTCATCCAACACCACTCCACTTAAACTTCGACCCCTCAACGCCATTGCGTTCTCGGTTCCCTTTAATTCAATCGTGGATCCGTTAATTAGCTCGATCCGTAGGTCTGTCTCGTTCTTACTGTGAATCCATACCTTCGGTACAAGCTTCTTTAATGCCCGCCAAGCAATATCCTTTGCCATTCGATACGTTGGCGCACAATAAAAAAAGGTCTCCCCAGGACGATTGATCGCTCCACGCAACAACTCGACGCAAGACAGGTACGATTTGCCGAATCGGCGACCCGCCACTAATACCCGAAATCGTTTTTCGCACGAAAAGACTTCGCCTTGCGCCCATCGAAGTTGAATGGGTTCGGAATTTTGACTCATGCCTATCACAATACATAGCTTTCTGACCCCTGCCCCCCTGTTGCCCATACGCTCCAGCAACAGTTATCATTTGTGGAACGGTAATCTTGTGGCAAATGGGACTTAGAACGCCTGACGCAGTTAAAGATGAACGGG